GTGACCGTGACCATGCAGATGCCAATGAAGCGGCCGATCGTCTCCGGCCAGTCAGTCGCCGTGCTGCTTGTCGTGTCCATACAACTGCTGCCTCCTGCGGATTTCTCTCTCGATGTACCAGACCGCCTTCTGGAGGTCTTCGACGTCGGCCCCCTTGTGGTCGCATCGCCACAAATACTTCGCGGCCGTCGCGACGTTGAAGCAGGGCCAGTCCTCGATCACATCGATGCACTCGATGCCCTTCGGATGGGCGTTGTAGTGCTGCGGGTGATCGACGTTCGACATGACCGCACAATGTACGGACACGACAAAAACGGTCAAGCAGTTTTTCGGCTCGGCTTTTTCTTCGGCCTGTGCGACTTGCCCAGGTCTCGCGGTCGTCCGCCCTGTGAGCCTGTCCGCATGTACTCGCGGATGTTCTCCTTGGCCGACCGCTCCTCGACCGCCCAGGCGTTGTCGTTGAGGCGAAACCCCTTGAGCCGCCCGTCGGCGAGCATCCGAATCACCATGCCGTCGGTGACGCAGACGATCTCGCAGGCCTCGGGGACGGAGATGTACTTCTTGCATAGCCGCTCAAACTCCGCCGGTGAGTGCGGCTCTCCGGCGACGGACTCGTGGCAGACCATCAGCCCCTTGCTGGACAGTGGGAGGGCCAGGAGCGTCCCCCGCACGATCCGTTTCATGACGGCCACCCTGGAGATGCCCAGGATCGTGGCCGCCTCTTGCACCGAAATCGGCCTCTTCATGGCAGTTCCTCCTCTGCTAGGGGGTAATCATCTCCAGACTTCGGGGTCAAATCAAGGCCCCGGTTTCCCGGGGCCTTGAAAAGTAGAGTGGCGGGGACTACAGTTCAGTCGAACAGCAATGGATTCCCTGACTGCTGTGTCCATCACGCACGGAGGAGGCAACATGATCGTCACGATCGATCACATCGACCAACTTTATGTTCTCCAAGAAGCCATCGACGACTTTGTTGCGAAGTGTGACCGCGAGAAACACTGGCGGGCCGTCGAGGCCGCCGAGGCTCTCGCCGCACAACTGCGAGAACTGTCGCAATCGTCGCAGCCGTAATTCCTGCGGCGACTTTTTTGACTCAACCCCCTCTCATGACGAGTGGGAATCCCTCGAACGGATTCGCATACTCCCCCGTGCGCGGCCCCCCGCGTCTTTGGGATAGATGGAGGAATGCGCCGTGGCCGCTACGCTTACTGAGTTTTTCGCGAACGTCTACCGTCCGCTGCGGCTTCGAGGCCGGAGCAGCAACACCGTCAGGCTCTACGGCAACACGATCAAGCAGTTTGCAAACTTCCTTGGCCGCGAGCCGACAGTCGACGACCTGAACGACCTCGAAGTCTCTCGATACCTGGAACATCGAGCCAGCACTCGCTCGCCGTACACGAGCGAGAAAGAACGCAATCAACTCTGCTCGCTCTGGCGATGCGCCGCCGACCGCCGCGTCGTTGCCGATCGGCCGTGCGTCCCGCAGGCGCCGTTGCCTATCCGTGTCCCGCAGGCCTGGAGCATCGACGAGTTGCGGCGGCTGCTCGCCGTGGCGGCAGTCGCAAAAGGCAAGATCGGCGACGTCCAGGCTCACGTTTTTTGGCCGGCATTAATTTTGACGCTTTGGCAGTCCGCCGAGCGAATCGGCGCGATTCTCGCCGTGACGAAAGAGGACTACCAGCGGCCTCGCATTCTTGTCCGTGCTGAATACCGGAAGGGTGGCAAGCGAGATCGGCTCTACACGTTCACCGACAACGCCTGTGACCTGTTCGACGCGCTGGCGAAGTCCAGGAACGGCCCGCACCTGTTCGAGTGGCCCAAGACTCGCCTCTATCTGTGGAATCGCTTCGGCAAGTTGCTCGACAAGGCGGGGCTCGGCGGCGGCAGTCGATGCAAGTTCCATCAACTTCGCCGCAGTGCCGCCACTCACTACTGCGCACGAGGCGGAGACCCCACGGCCCTGCTCGATCACAGTTCGCCCAGGATCACCAAGGCGTACCTCGACCCTCGCTACATCGACACTGGCCCGAAGCCTTGTGACGTCCTGCCGTCTATCGACTAGCGGGAGGCTCGGGCAGCGGCATCCAGTGGCTCACCGACGACGCTGGCGACAGAGCCAGTGCGTCGCAGTCGCTCTCCCAGTACAGGCCGCCGTTGTCTCGCTCAAGGGACGCGATGGCAACGGCCCCCAACTCGGGAGCGAAGACCAGAACGTCGACGCCGACTTCCGGAAGTGTCTCGATGTCAGTCCACATAGGGCCGCCCTCCCTCTATCGAGGCATGGTACGCTGCCGCATCGTCGGGGGCCACCTCCTGGTCAGAGTCATTCGCAATCCACTCGGACAGGTAGATAATTTCGAGCCCCAGGTGGGCCGCCAGCATCCACTCGATTCGGGCGCCGCCTGACCTCTCCCACCCCGGCAGCATCGCGATGGCATCGGCGTCGCAGATCGCCGCGAGGTCTCGCTTAAGTGCGTCCCGGAGGAACGATTCGGACACTTGGGTCGACGACGGATCGAAGCCCAGGTCGCGATCCATCTGTGCCGGGTTGAAGACCGTATAGCCCTGGGCTTCGAGCAACTCGGCGGCACGATCGAAGGCCGGGAAGTTGAAGGCCGGGAGCCCGGTCATCGGGCCGGCGAGGTAGATGGCAGTCATGTCGCGTCTCCGATGGTGTAGTGCTTCGGAGACTTGCCCGCGTGCTGCTCGTGCAGCCGGTCGACGAGCGGCGTGAGCCGCTGCATCAGTTCGCGATGCCCGCCGGGATACTGCCGGTCGTCGACGAGTTTGCCGGCCGCCTCGCAGTCGACCAGAATCGCAAGGCAGGCGAGGGCCGCGCCTAAGTGCGGCACCCCCTCCTCGTCACACTGCTCGCCCTCAAACCACGCGGCGAGGTGTCGCTGGCAGGCGTCGAAGTAGATGGATGCTCGAACACCGACCTCCCGCCAGTTGCTGCGTCCGTACTTCGCGGCGCCGTTGTGCAGGGCGATGCAGCCCAGGGCCGAGGCCGTCGTCGGCCAGAGATGCAGGGGCAACTTCGAGGCGCCGACGATGTCTTTTGGGTTCTGAGCCTGGAACTCCGCGAGCGAGTCCATGTGTCGCTTCGCTGCCCGCAGCGTCTCGGAGTCGTAGTCGTGACTCTCTTGCTTGGGCGAGCGGGCGACGTTTCTCGCTTCGACGATCTCGCGGATGACTTTATTGGACTCATCCAGGCTTGTGATGTGTCCGCCTTCGACGGCCGTTGTCATGAGTGCCTCCCTTCGTGGTGAAGGGTTGCATTATCCAGACAACTACTCCGGAGGCAAGAGCCTGTAGCCCAGGCTGTGAAGGATTTTTGCCAAGTCCTTGGCGGCCTGCGTGACGCTCTCCTCTGAAATGGCCGGGCCGAGCGTCAGGTGAAGTCCTTCGTGGATTTCGATCTCAAGTCTTTTGCGGCCTTTCAAGTCTTTGTGGATCAAGACCTTGCGTTTCTCGTAGTCCGTCCAGCCGTCAGCGGCCCCCTTGAGCGTGGAGTATCGCCAGAGCCACTTCTCTCCATCGACGATGTAGTGATGGTCTTCCATGACGTCAGTCTAACTGGTACGGCGGAAAGTCTGTCGTCACGTTCGCGACGGTGCCGCTGAACACGTTGTCGCACTCGGGGATCGCCGCGACTGCGGTCGCCGCGACGGACGGCTGGACGTCGCTCGTGGGAGTTATCGTGACAACTGTCGGCGTCGGCGGCAGTTCGCCGAAGTGATGCTCGACTCGAACGTATTCGACATGGCCGTCCGAGAGGTACGCGCCGTGAAGTTTGTATCCGGCGGCCACCATGTCAGTGAGCAGATTTCTTTGGCTTATCGTCGGACTGCTGTAATCGGAAGGCTCAGAGTCAGCAGGCCCCGCCTCGACGAGCGACAGGGCTTGCCGCACGGCAAGAGTGGGCCGCTCCCGGCGTCTGTCTGGTGGAACCGTCGCGCTTTCGATCTTGGAGCCTTCGAGAAGAACAAGATAGCGCTCGGCAATCCCAGCGATAGCCTCGCTCTTGTCCGCCGTCGCCTCCTTGTCAACGAAGACCACCGTCGCCGAAGTGTAGCCTGCGCCGGGCTCGACCAGTCGCACTGCCGAGATAGCGCCGGTGTTTTGGTTTATCGCGTCCAAGTCCACGACGGCCGTCGCCCCCGCTCCGTCGCCGACGATGTAGACGGTCGGCGGCACCGTATAGCCCTTGCCGCCCTGCTGCATCGCCAGTGATGCGATTTGGCCGCTCTCGCTGACGGTCGCCGTGGCCGAGGCTGGGTTATCCCAGGCCAGCGGCCTGCCGCCGATGATGCGAAGCCGAGCGCCGAGCGTGTAGCCAGAGCCACCTGCGGTGACCGTGCAGGATTCGACCCACCCTACGGTCGCCTTTCCGCTGGACGGGAGACTCGCAGGCGAGATCGTCGCGCCGGAGCCCTTCTCGTCCTCGACCACCAACTCCGGAGGAGTCGAGTAAAAGCCAATGGAAAGAAACTGACCCCCGCTGACTCTGCGGGTGAATCCAGCCACGCTGCCGACCAGTCTCAGTCGCAAGTCTGGTCGCTGGTCGCTGAGGAAATCGACGCCGGTTAAAAGCGAAGCCCGGTTCACTGCGGCTCTTACGGTGCCGACCCAATAAGGAAACCCCGCATCGCCGCAGCACGCGCGGGGGAGGGTTCCGCTGCCGTCCACGCACGCGCCTGCGAGCGTGAGCGACATATCGGCATCCATCTCGATCGCGCCATCGAAAAGAACTTGCGGTGCGTAGTAGCATTGCAGCGGGTGGCCAAGAACGGCTGTCACTGCCCCGTTGCCAGAGGCGAGCGTGAACGTCGGCGGCGAGGTGTAGGCGGCGAAGTCTGTGAGGATGCCGAAAGGGGCGGTGGGTACGATGCCCACGATGCTGCCGTTGCTGCCGATATAGGCTTGGGCGACGGTTGCGCCCGTGGACGCTTCCCTGTTGAGCAAGCGAAACCTGTTGTCGAGCGTTCCGCCGCCGCCGTAGCGAATC